TGACATCGAGCGTGATGTTCATCAGCGCGGCCAATTCGACGGCGGATGAAACAGACGCCCGCCGCCGAGCGAGTTGCGCGCGGGCAACTGTGCGTCGGCGCTGGCGGGCCGGCTGCGCTCGACCGGCGCCGCGCTCACCACGCGGCCATACTCGGCCGCAAGGTCTCGCGCGCGGGTGCGCCAGCGCCCGCTCTTGCCCTGGTGGTCGACGCTGTCAGCGCCGATCACGGGCGATGATTCGTTGCTGTAGTAGGCGGCAAGCTGCCCACACAGGTCGCTGGCCGCCAACGCCGCCACCGCGCGCACGTGGGCCACCGGCAGCGTGTCCACCGGCGCGGGCGCATCGGCCAACTGGTGCTGGCCCGTGTAGGTGAGACGCACGGTTTCGCCCGGCGCAATGTCGGCCAGCAGCACGACTTCGTCGCCCGTCGGCGTGGGCTGCTGCACCACCAGCTCGGCTGGCAGCGGCGGCAGCGGCAGCGGGCCCAGCGGATAGTGCACGGCCAGCACGCGCGAGAAGGCGCTCACCCACGCCGCAGGCAGCGTCAGGCGACCCTGCGCGCCCACCACCACGTCTTCCAGCCGGCGCAGCGGCGCGTCCGCGCTGTAGCGCACGAGCGCGCCGGCAATGGCCCGGTCGCGCTGCGTGGTCGTGATGACCTGGTCGGTGTCGCGCACCAGGTCATCGACGAGCTGCTGGAAGTCGGCCAGCGTCATTACGGCACGATCGCGCCGTAGAAGCCGCGCCAGTCGCGTACCGCACCGCCGTAGATGTGGCGGATCTTGTACTTGACCTGGTCGTTGCTGAAGAGCGACCCCTGCGTCGGCTGATCCTGCACGAACAGCTCGGGCTGCTCGCTGCCGTAGAAGCCGATCTCCAGCAGCGGGCACTGGCTGTTGTCGGTGGTGGCGTACCAGTTGTTGACGTCGGTCCAGTAGTCGATCACGTGCACCGTCGGCTTGCGGCTCTGCACGAAGGTCTCGTCGATGTTGGTGCCGCGCACGAACAAGTTGAACGCGGCCTCTTCCAGGTCGGCCGGAATCGCCAGATGACGCAGCGTCAAGCCCAGGCGCTTGCCCGAGTCCTGCTCGGTCTGCCGCTTCATCGCCAGCCGCGCGGCGGCGAAGCTGGTGGCATCGAGCGCCGCGGTGCCGGTGTTGGCGTGGTCGGTGTGGAACAGCGTCTTGGTGTCGTAGATCGCCGCGTTGGTGCTCAGGAAATTGAACACGAACTCGTACAGCGTACGCCCGGCCGCGGTGGCCAACGCCAGCGGAATGCGGCGGATGATGCCCACGTCGTCGTTCGCGATCGCCTCAAGCGACAGCGTCTCGGTGCCGCCGCGCTTGGTCACAGCGTACGTGGCTTTTTCGTCGGTCGGCGAGGACAGCGCAGTGTAGGCGGCGTTTTCGTTGACGCCCGGCAGGTTGCCGTAGCCCCCCATACGCGTGCGCTGCTGGCTGCGGAAGTCGCTCACCGGCACCACGTCGCAGATCCAGCGCCAGTCCTGGTAGGCCTCGAGCGCGCCGTACTCGCGGATCATCGCGCGGGTGATCGAGTCGCCCAGGATGTTGCTGAACGTCGACGCGCTCACCGCCTCGCGGAAGTCCTCGCCGGCCGCCTCGCGCAGCCGCTGCATGTCGCACGCCGAGAACTGGCCCGTCACGCGCTTGTCGCCGGTGACCTCGATGTAGGCCTCGCGGAAGCTCATCGCGGGCTTGGTCTTGTCGAAGAAGTCGTCGAACATCGCCTTGACCTTGTCGGCGCGATCGACACCCGCCTCGACGCTGCCGAGCCCGCGGATCTGCGCGCCCTCGGTGATGCGGCCGATGTATTCGCGCTCAGCGGTGATCGCCTGCGCCACGTCGGCATCGGCAAAGCTCGTCGACTCGGTGAAGCGCTGCGTCAGCCGCTCGCGGCTGGCCTGCGGCAGTCCGCTGCCGGCGATCGCATCGCGCGCCTGGGCACGCGCCTCGATCATGCGAATGCGGGCATCGACGTCGGCGGCCGTAACCGGCGCGGGCTCCCCCGCGTCGGGCCGACCCGTCGTCGTCGTGTTGTTGGGAGCCGCGGCAGCTTGGACGGCCTCGCGGTAGGCGGTGAGGATCTCCGCATCGCTGGCGTTGGTCAGCGATTCGGCCCGCGCGCGGTCGCGCGCTTCGATGAACTTGAGCATCTGCTCGCGCAGCATGGGATTTCCCTCGTGTGGTTGGACAGCTTCGACAAACCGGATGACTTGCCCGCCGGCCCCGGGCTCGATGATGAGATCGACCGAGTTGATGTGAGTCAGGCGCGTGGCTTCGCGCAGCGCGCCCTTGTGCCTGGACATGCCGACCGCATCGATCGACAGGCCGAATAGATCGGTCATGCCGCGCGCGACGGCCTCGCGCAGCTTGGGCGCCACGTCGGCCGTTTCGAGCACATCGAGCTCGGCCTGGATTTCGCCCGCGCCCGCCTCCACGAAGCGCGCGGCCGACAGGCCGCCGACGAGCTGGCGAAAATCCTTGGCGGCGCGATCGCCGCGCACGTGCGCCTCGTCGCTCTTGACGAACACGCGCGCGCCGTTGAAGAGCGGCACCGCCTCGCGCAGCACCTGGCGCGGATAGTCCACGCCGTTGAGGCTCGTGCCGGCGCGGATCACGCGCACCAGATAGCGCGGCGGCGTGCCGTCGCTCGGCGCGAGCGTTTCGAGGAACACGCACGAAGCATCAGCGGCGGCCGCGACCGGGGTGGAATCCGCGGCCGCCGCCTCTGCTACCCGTGCCCCCACAGGTGCGAACTCGGGGACGACTTCGACGGGCGCGCCCAGCGCCACGCGGTTGTCGTCGCCGATCGTGTACGGGTAGGACCAGTAGCGGCCGCTCGCAAGGACGACCACGCGGTCGGCGAATACGGAATCGATGGCGAAGTCCCAGCCGCGCTGCTCGTTCTCACGCGCGGTGCGCACCGCGTCGCGCACCAGATCCATCACCTGGCCCAACTCGGTGGCGGCCGCCTCGCGCAGCGCGCTCGCGCCGACGATGCCTGCAGCAGCGATGCTTGCCGCGAGCGCGCGCAGTCTGATCACAGCACCTCCTTCCAGCGGCGCAGATCGTCCTCGCGTACACGATGGGTCTTGCTCTGCGCGATCACGCGCACTTCGCCGTGCGTCTGCGCCTGCGACGCATCATCTTCGGCGGGCTGGCTTTGCTTGTCGGCGGTCTTGCCTGGGGTCGGCTTGGACATGGCGGCTCCGGTCGCGTGGGTGAAGCGGACGGGAGCGATCTTCGGTGCATGGCTGCGCGCGATCTTGTAACGCGCATTAGTAATGAGGCGGCAATCAGGCGCGCGTTACCGCGGGCGGATGCGAGCTTATCACGCGCGTTTTTCGCGCATCACGCAGTGACCGGCGCCGGCGGCGCGGGTGTGGCAAAGATCTCGTCGGGATCGTCGGGTAGGACCGCACGCATCATGCAGCCGCAGTTGATCGTGTTGCCAGGCCCCGCCTGCGGATCGCGCGGAAAGCGCAAAAACTCGGTCGTGCCGGTCTTGGTATCGACGATCAGAAACGGCTGCGCGACCGGGATGGGATCATCCTGTGCGGCGAGCACGTGCCCGGGCCGCGCGTGCTCCTTGTGACTGTGCAGCCAGCGCTTGCGCAGCGCTGGGATCGCCTGGGCGGCATCGAGCATCGACTCGTACTGCGCCGCCGAGTAGACGCGGCCGATCTCGGTGTAGGCGATCGTCATCGCGCGGCGCCGCGTGGAGCCATCGAGCACGCGGTGGATGTCGTCGATGGTCTGCGTGAGCGAGCGCACGCCGATGAGGTGCTGCGCGATCGCCGACTCAATATGTTGGCGCGCCTGCGCGCTGGTGTCGCTGAGCAGACGCACCAGGCTATAGCGCGTGGCCGTGAGCGCGTGCTCGTTGATGCGCAGCTCGGGCGCAGCGCCGCCGGTTATGGCGGCCACGTCGGCCTGGCCCGCGCGCCAGGCGCGCGCGGCGTAGTCTTGCACCAGCGCGCCGGCGCGCGAGGCAAACTGCGCCAGCAC